GAGTACATGGGAATTGTGATGTTCAAAATTCCGGAACCGATTGCGCTATTCATACGCCGAATGATTCGGACTCCCCGAATATTGAGACCGCTCTTTTTCAGGAAGCGATCATTCGAGTTGGATATTCCGGATTGGTTCAGTCATGAAGAGAAGGTTAAGCCGCGACTTCGATTTTCTCTTCTGGCACGGATATTAGCCCGAGCTGAATTGCTCGGATTACCTGGAATTCTTCGCAATCGAGCAAGTGGTCGTCCTGATGCAGCTCTTTCCAGATCTGCTCCCAGCGACCAGTACGCTTGCTCTGAACGGCCACCTTCATCCGGCTAGTCATATGTCTCTGGTATTTATCAGAGACATCGATCGAGATATGCCAGATTGGTGGTTGATGGAATCTGAGTGAGGAAATTAGGTCCATGGCACCGTTGACCGAAAACTTAATGTACCGGACCCGGTCAAGTGTCCTGGATTCCCAAGCCGTTCCCAAATGTGGATCTCGGAGTTGCACTGTCGAGAATATCCTCTCGATCCGAGTCCCATTTGGGAAACGGTGCCAGAAACTTTTCGTATCACTTCCCCAGATTCCACGCCAGCCGTGCTCCAGGATAAGCCGGCCGGTCTGGTTCGGTCTGTGAGCAAGGTCGACCAGGACATTCTCTCCGTCGATCTTGTTCTCCTTTTGCAGTTGTTCCAGATGTTCGACTGATTCGACCTTATCTGCGAATAGCAACCAGCTTTCGCCATTAGGTCGCTCTTTAGAAGGGGCCATCCAGCGCCGTACTACGGCCCAGAAATGGTTTTCTTGAACGTCTATGGTCAAGATAGCCACGGAAGCCTCCGGCACGTCCTGGAGGCGGTAGGGCTCTGGCCTGATGTCCTCCTGATCGAACATCCTTTCTGAATCCCATGTCTCAGCGAGCCATGAATTGATGAAATTCTGGCGTCCAGACAGGATTCCCTTGGCCTTGATCCATTGAGCGGCAATTGCACCCAGTGAGGTCTTCCGCCCAAGGATCGAATAGAGGCTTGAGAGGTGATATCCATAATCACCAGCCTCTGCCAGAGTGTTGGTGGCATTCCAGACCCCAGCGTTTATTATGGATGGACGCTCGAAATCCTGGATCTCGCCACCGCACTCCTGGCAGCGGTAGTATGCATTGGCACTGACTTTATTTAGATCCCACTCCCCATCAGTTTTCGCTTCATCTTCACTTTCCCTCCACCACCGCAACCCGCATAATCCGTGGGTTTCGGTTTTAACCCTAAACTTGAGCGTAATGCTCTTAGAACACCTCGGACATGGAACCCAAAAATAACGTTGATCAGACTTCAGGAACGCCGGCCAAATCATCCGCTCCGCAGTGGTTGGAGTTGAAGCTTTCACCACGAGCGGAAATGGGAATGTTTTTGTTCGCTCCTCAGCAAGATCTAAAGCAGCTGCTTCGTATTTCGATTGGTCCCCATACTTATCGCACTCATCCATCACCAGGATTCCGCATGGAAATGACGCTAGATTCGCAGGGCTGTTGGAACCTACGAATTTCAGAAACATCGTCAGAAAGTGCTGCTCCATGAAAGCGAACAGGTGGCGATCGATCTCGTTCTTGGTAGTGCGGGGCAATAAGCTCCGTGCATACTCACAGGCCTGAACAAATTTCATCCACCGAGCTTTACTGAAGGAATTAGCCAATTCCCGGTTTGGAAATACCCACATGGTATCCTGGGCGTCCCGGACCAATCGGTAAAGCATCCCAATGATGGTGAGAGTGGTTTTCGCGGACTGTGACGCGAAACAGAGGGTCAGACTCTTCGTCCGACGATCCCCGAAGCGTTCGAGGATCTCCCGACCATATGGAGTCATCTTTAGGTTTAGCCGGCCTCGTATGGCTCCGGTCGGGACCTCTACATTCTTTTCAGCCCAGCTGCATACGGATTCCTTAGTCGGTGGCTTTAAGATCCGGAATAGGAAACTCCGGAATAGCGCTTGTGTATCAGGCATCAGGCAAATGCCTTCTGGGCATCCTCAATGATGGCTGCGCATTCCTGCTCCAGGATATCCAGTGCCCAGGCTGGATCTGTAGGGTTGAGTTTAGCGCTTATGTTTTGAGGAAGAGCGTTAAGTCGTTGAAGGATAATCTCGTATCCCTTCCTGGCTTCAGCCTGGGCTTCAGTTAATGGGATCAGTACCTTCTGCCTCTCTTGTTCCTCGCGGATCATGGATTCAGCTTTCACATTGGCTTCGACCGATCGTGTGTAAAGCGATAGCCATGCACCGATCTTCTGTGCTTTCCCTTCAACCAATGCTTCTCGTAAAAGTCTCCAGGCTTGCCGAACAGCTTCTTTGGAGCCGAGTAGCATATCATCCCCGATGTCCTCAAGGATATGACCATTTGGTCCTGTTTTGGCAGGTCGTGAATCATCACTGTAATCCCGGGAACCGGGTGGACCTGAATGACTCGAACGCTGTCGACGGGCTTCGCGCCACATCCTGGCGTGCTCCAGGGAATCTGTTGGGCAGCCCTTCTTTACCTGGGTATGGACGTACTGAGGCGTGCAGCCCCAGTCACGAGCAATATCGGACTTCTTGACCATTCGGGTAGGTTCGGATACCCAAACAGCTGATTGTCAATTTATGAAAAAGAAATTACGCGAATACATAGATGAAGAAGGAAGACGACAAATCACAATGGCCGAATCAGAAAAACCAGAGGATGAGCTTTGTGATTTCTGCAGTAATATACGTAAACCATTCAAGGTTTATCCATGCAAGGACTTTGAGACCCTTCCTGGGGTAATCTCTCGTGGTGAATGGAATGCCTGTTCGAAGTGTGCAGAATTAATTGACGCCGATGATCGGGAAGGTCTCCTGGATCGATGTCAGTTAATGATGAACTTCGAAGGCATCCCTGGCACCAGGGAAGGCTTACGCGTACTCCATGATCTGTTCTTTAAGAACCGGATCACATAGGCGAAACAACGAGCTTCCCTGCCACTGCACCCAGGCGCAGGTCGCGTCCACATTTGTAATACAATAGTAAACTGCCGTTGTTTGGACCCGGACGTAATACATGTCGTCCGAGGCAATGTGGGCATGAAATCACATGTCCTACTTCAACAACGGGCTCCAGCTGTGGAAGTTCAAGAATGGTTTCCATGGCGGAACATTTACACAACAAACAAGAAAGGTAAAAATGAAATGAATAGAGAAAATCCGCCGGCATTTCCACGGCCGGCAAGTACATATGAAGTAAACAGACTCATGGCCTGCCCACCACAGGACGGGATAACCATGCACGATCTGTGCGCAATTGCAGCACTGCAGGGTATGTGCGCTAATCCAGAACATGATGCCAATTGGCCTGGCACGGCCTATATGGCTTTTAATGCAGCTGACGCCATGATGGATGAGAGAAATAAAAGGATTCACGAAAAACAAAAACGAAAGGAACAAAATGAAAGTACTAATACCAGGGCATAAATATCAGTTGGACATGATGGAGGGCGGATATCTCATCGTCCAGTTCATCCAGAAAGAAGAGAAGGACGGGAAATTCGTAACCGTGCACAATGGCACGACCAATGAAGAAGTGCTGGAGATGCTGATCGATCGGATAATATTCCTCGATCGGAAACTCCCCAGTGAGGAAAATATGAAGGCCATTGGGCAATTAATATCAGCGCTCAATCATTTGAGGAACAGAACAAACGAAAGGAAAGAGCGTGGGGTAGAAGGGACGCCAAAACCGTGAAGTACCGACTCGTAAGGGAGGAGCACATCAATGGCAACGTTTACTGGCACACAGAGAGACAGATTCTCTGGATATGGTGGAATGTTAGCTGGAGCATGTCTGCGAGATACGAGACAGCATATAAGACATTCAACGACCTGGTAGCCGGAAGGGTGCCATCAAGAAAGATATTGGAGGTAAAAACAAGAAAGGATTAAATATGGAGAATAAACAACCACAGCCGCCAGCTACGGAGGAGTGGACGGTGCATTGGAGCAAAGAACTTGATTGCCATGTCGTTTCCATTAACGACGCAACAAAAGCACTCGCCGCCCAAAAGAAATACTACGAAACGGTTCGCTATCGGGCACTCATTGAGCACGAAGCCCAACTGGCAGATGAACTCGCCGCCGAGCGGGAGAAACACGCGAACGAGTTAACCGCATTAGTGAGAGAAGTTTTACAGGCACAGGCGGCGATAGCAGAACACAATGCGAAAGTGCATCCACAATCAACGCTACGAATCACTGTTGACCTCTCCGCGCTCGACAAGTTCGTGTCGGATAAGACAAAGCCGCTAGTGGACTTGCTACGGAAATGCGTGCCTCACCCGAAATCTGACCTTACTAGCGAGCAATTAGCCGACGCGCTGGCGAAGGTGAAGCCATGAAAAACGAACCACAGCGAAAGATATGCAGATGTGGACATCACCAACTGGCACACACGTCTGGCACTCAATGTTGCCATGTCAGAAAGTGCTTTTGCACTAAGTTTCGACCCAAAAGTGGCGCGAAGTCTAATCTCGATACGAAACTAAAGGAAAACAAATGAAAACACAAAAAGAAACCAAAAAAGAAGAAAAACCAAATAAACTAGAGAAACTGGTGCTCGATATCACGGCACCATTCAAAATGAAACAGGAGATCACATTACAGCAAATATCTGTACTCGTTGGCGCTAATAGCTCAGGCAAAACGTTCATGCTCAAAGTGGCTTTCGCTCTGGGAGCCGTTGGCGTAATGAAGGCTACGCCTCCAAGTCCAAATAGTGCGGCTCAATTCGTATTCGATAATACGTTTACTGACCAAAACTTCAATGGTGTGTTCAGATCTGTCTACACCAAGGGATACGTAATGGTAGAACTTAAGGACGGGAAGGTGATCAGTAGTGGAGTGGCCGGCGAAATCACACCTGTAACCTATATGTCGGCTGATATGCGCCTTTTCGACAATATGGTCACCTACCTGCGGTTACGGAAAAAAGCCAGTAAAGAACCATTGGAATTTATGAAGACGATGCTGGAAGCGTATCGGCTTTATAATTTCTCCTTCATGGAGTCGTTCCTGGTTCGATTGCCGTTAATCATCCCGGATTCAGCTAAAAGCTATCTGGACGGGTTTGACTTTCCGGACCGGATCGCTTCGATCGAGGTCGATAAAGACAAATGCGAATTCACGGCCGTCCTCAAGGATGGGAAAAAGAAGAATATCTCTACTTACGGCGCTGGGCACCAGGCGGTGCTCAGTATGCTGATTGGAGGATTAGGAGCCTGAAACATGAACAGAACTATATTCCATCAACCAAAGAACACTATGCCACGCATTGAGAGCTTTTACGCCTTTCTAAGCGTGGATGAGGAGAGCGGTAATGAAGGTATTGTCGGTGCTCCAATGGGTCCAATAGCCTGTATGCCGCTAATTGCTGCTGACGAAGCTCGGCTATCGCAGATTCAGGAGATTGCTCAGCAAGTAGCCAATCTCACTAAATGTAAGATCCGGTTGGTCAAATTCACCAAACGTGAGGAAATCGGATTTATTGAACCGAAGGAGGCAAAATGAGCGAACAATCTATTACCTGCCCGAAATGCGGGATGGTCAGTTACAACCAGAACGACGTAGAAAACAAATACTGTGGCAATTGCCATCAGTTTCACTCCGATATGCAAGATGAGGTTGATCCCGTGGTGATGATCTACACGCAGTTCACCAAGTCAGGAAAAGCAGAGAAACATGAGATCAGGGCATCAGATATCAGAAAAGAGGCAAAATGAGCGAAATCATCTATTACAAGCCAGGTCCAAACTTTTCACCTTCGAAACTAATCCCATTAGTCTCGGCCGGAGTTCTCAAATCAATCCCTGCACTGAAGATACCGGAAGTGGAGGGATTGACCCTGATCAAGGATCTGAATCAGAAAATCAGGGATCTGTGGGATGAGCTATTCAAAGCTCACGCCGCACTACTGGAAGCGAACCCATATGTCGGTCGATGTATAGGCGAAGGCACCCCAGAAGAAAGCCAGGCAGCACTGGAGTTGCGGCAGCGGATCGATAAGATCCTAAAGCCGAAACTTTAAACCTAACATTCTGAGGCATCTATGGACGCTTCAGCTACCCTACGGGAGG